CGATCTGCGCCTTACACTCGTCAACGTACTCGCTCAATGCGTCCGTCATCTCTCAATCTCCATGCGGCTCTCGCCGCGTCTCGCGCCGGGCTCCATGCCCGCCGCTTACTATCTAGAGTATGCCATAGTATCGCCGCGTAGTCAAGCCTGATATGAGCGAAAATGCCCCATTTTTAGGGGGTTTGCGAATTTCTTTTGCGCGGGCTCGATTTCTGTGTGCGGCTAGGCTCGATGATTGTGTAATCGCGCTTACAATCACTGGACCGGACGGGTCTAAAACGGACCGGACGGGTCTATGTGGCGCCGGCTCCCGACGGACAATTAGCCTGCCTAATTAATCCATCCTGATGTCGTGTTCGCTCGAAACCCATTGATTCTAGGGCCTATTCCGCTTTGACTCGACGGAAAATTAGGACGGACAATTAGACGCCTAATTGTCCGTCGGCAGGTTTCGGGCAATGCCAATGGATAGAACGTGGCGCCTCGCCGCGTCAGAGCGCCCCGATTTCCGCCAGCGCACCTCTGGCGCTATTGACCACCGCCGCGCGCCCGCGCCAGCCCGCGAACCACTCGGTTTGCGCCTCGGTCAGACGCCGCGCCGAAGGCGGCTTTGCCCCGTCTTTGACTTCGAGCAGGTAGTTCGTCCCCCGAAACCCAACGAGCAGGTCGGGGCACCCGTCGCCGACGGCCGCGAGTATCTGGACCGTCGCGCCAACGGCCCGCAGCGCCGCCACAATCTCCGCCTGGTTGGCGTCCGTCTTGGGCCGGTATCTCACGCAGGCCACCGCCATGCGGGCCAGGCGTTCACGGCCTCGGCCAGATCAGGCGCGCCGGTCCTGGAGCCCTCGGCGAAGATGGACCGCCCCTGGTCTGCGTGCGGGGCGAGCCGAATCCACCCGGCGTCATGGCCGATGACGGTACATCCGATACCCTCCCGCTGCGCCTTCAGCGCCACGCCCAGATCGACGCCCCGCCGCCACGGCAGGTCGTCTGGCGTCACGGTCCATAGGCTCGTGTGGTAGGCCATGCAGCCGGTCCCTGGAACATGGACGGGCACGTCTGCGCAGACGTGGCGGTTGAAGTGGAAGATGAACCGGTCGCGGTGGTAGTTCCGAATTGGCCGCGGATGCCAGTTGACCCCGTGGGCCGCGACCACGCGCCGCCGTCCATAGAACTCGACGGCGTCAACCATCCGCCGGACGTAGTCTGCCGGATAAACAAGATCGTCGTCGCAGGTCAGGAGATAGGCGTTATCCGGCAACCCAGGAGCCCACCAGAACTTGTCCGCCGCGGCCCGGTCTCCGTGCTCCCAGCCCCACGCCAGCGTCACCGGGAACCGCTGCAGGCCCTTGTGCGGCTTCTGGTAGCCGTGGACGTACACCCGCACGTCATCACACTGCGGGCATAGGCTCGCGAGCACATCTACCAGCGCCCGCCGCCGTTCGCGGACCGTGGCGAGACACACGACGACGTTCGACGACGCGCCAAACCAGCGCGCCCGGAACCGGGCCCGGACCGCCGCGCCTTCAGCGCCCATGCCTGCCGGGTCGCTCAACGTCTTGCCGTCGTCCCAGAGCCGGTATCGAGCCGTCACGATGGGCCGGAACCCGATGCGCCAGCCCGCGTCGAGCATGCGCATGTGGTAGTCCGTCTCTTCGGACCGGTGCAGCGCCGGGTTGAACCCGCCAATCTGCCGCACCGCCGCCGCGCGCCAGAGGACCGTCGGCTGGTCGATGCGGTTCCGCTCGACCATCGTTTCGCGCGTGATGCCGCCGTGGCCCCAGGCGAGATATTTCGCCAGCCGGGCCGCGTTGACGGGATGCGTGTTGCTGGCTGCGTCGATGGTCTCGGATAGCGAGCAGACCGCCCCGAGCCGCTGGTCCCGGTCGAGGGCTTCGGCGAGCACGCGCAGCTTCCACGGCTGCGCCTGGTCGTCGTCCTGGAGCATCATCACATACCGGGTCTCGGGCGTCATCTCCTGGAACCCTCGGTTCATGCAGCCGCTCAGGTCGCCGTGCTCGGGCAGCTCGATGTACTCGACGCCCGCCGCTTCCGCCACGGGCCGCGCTGACGGGTCCGCGTCGCTCACCACCACCACGCGCACGGGTCCGGCATAGTCCTGCCGGAGCCCGCTCGCAATGGCCTCCGCCAGCAGCCCGGGCCGCCGGTGCGTCGGGATGAGTATCAGGGCTTCGCCGGTCATCACAGCCTCGGGATGTTGACCTGCACTCGCGTCAGGTCGCCGCTATCTGCGCTTGTGTATTCCAGTTCGAGCCAGCCGTATACCTCGGCGCTGGCCCCGTCGTATTCCGTCTGGTAGGGCTTTCCGGCGTAGGCGCTTGGCCAGGGCAGCGGGACCGTCGGGTCTGGGTAGTTCGGCGCGCCGTTCGTGAGCGGCCACTGGAAGAACAGCGGCTCCTGAACCGAGCACGTCAGTCGGACTGACAAATACAGCGGGCTGCCGTCGGCTGGAGGGTATTTCGTCGTGTTCGCCCGGCAGAGCGCCTGCGGCTGCGGGTTCGCCTGCGTCAGCGTCAGCCAGGACGTTCCGGCGTGCGCGCCGTCGGTTATTCCCTCAATGCCCGCGGCCTTCACAACGTCCATCGTGAAGGACCAACCGTAATGCTGGCCTTCGGTCTGCGCGCCAAGCCTGACCGAGATGGGCCGGTCCGTGCGCCAGTACGGCGTCAGCTCGACGCCGACCACGTCGGTGTGTTGGCCAATCCAGCCATAGGAGTCCGGGTGTCCGCCGCTCACGGCCCGGTAGAATCGTGCGCCAACCGCAAGCTGAGGGAGCCAAAGCGGGGCATCGTAGTAAGCCCCCGGCGATGGCGTCTGGATCGGAAGTGCGGGCCACAGGGACCCCGGCGTGTAGGGCGTCCAGTGCCACCACCATGGTTTAGGCGTCGCTGCGTAGTATGGCATGGCCGGGTCTTCGGTCGGGGTGTAGACCAGCTTCCGCGTTAGGTAGCGGAACATGGTCTGATACTCCTGCATCGCGTTAAACCAGTTGTCGTTCCGGCTGTCCGGCCCGACAATCCCTGCGTTTGCGGTCTGGGCCGCGATGTGCTCGATGGCGGTCGGCCCATCGTAATAAGCCCCGTCGCTCGGGTAATCGTCGCGGTCTATCCAGCGCCAGCGCACGTTCAGCGGCCGCGTCACCGCCGCCGGGCTCGCCATGCGCGCCATCTCGGCGCGGAACTCGTTGAGCTTCTGCGCCAGGTAGGTCCGCGGATGAGTCTGGACCGACCAACCCGGGTCGTCCTCGAACAGCTTGACCGTGCAGGCGGACCGGCCGATAAAGTCGAGCCGCCCGTCGAGCTGCGCCTTGATGGCTTCCAGTCCGCGCCGCGAGACGGGGAACCCGATGCCGCCGTTGAAGTCGTCGAAAATCCCGGCGTCCTGGTAGTCCTCGCCAATATCGGCCTTGGAGTAGCTCACTCCTCGCCTCGCTCGATGCGGTCAATCTCAAACTGGATGAGCCGCTGCGCCTTCCGCAGGTCTTCGATAGCGACGCCCTTCCGGCCCGCGCGCCACAGGTATTGAAGCGCCTGCGCGAGCCAGCGCCCCATGTCGAGCGCGTCGATAACGTCGCGACACTCGACACTGGCGTAGTACGTGCGGCCATTGATGCAGACCCGCACGTTATTAATCATGTAGTGACTCGGCTGATTCACTGCGTCGCTCATGTTCCAGGAACTCCCGTTGCCGTCGTATAGTAGTCGAGCGGCCGCCAGATGACGGACCCCGGGCCAGCCGCCCACAGGCCGCCGTGACACCAAATCAGCGTCGGCTCATCCGGCAGCGCCGGGAACACGTCGCACTCCTCAATGTCCAGCCCGCCGCCCGCCGGGAACCGCACCACGCCGAGCCGGTCGGCGTCGCCGTCTGCCGCCCACAACACCTGAGCCTGGCCGCCGCCGCGGCATGTCAACGCAGAGGTTGACTCGCCCGGGCGCAGGTCGGCCCAGCCGTTCGCGTTCTCGCCGGTCAGGTAGCACGGGACAATCCCCGACGCTACCGCGCGCCCGACGTACTCGGGCTGGATGGGTTCGATCGCGACAACGAAGGCGAGCCCATTCCCATCGCTCGACGCCGCGGGTTCGGCGTCGTAGACCTGGGCCGCGCCCGTGTGGAACTCGTCCCGGTCCGCGTCGAACATGACGCCCGCGATGATAGCGGGCCGGTACTGCTGAAGCACCGCCGCGCCCGTGTTGCGGACCTGAATCACCGTCGCGGGCCGGTTGTCGATCGCGGGCTCGCTTCTCCGTATGACCGCTCCGGCGGGACCGCTGTCCACTTGCAAGCCGGAGCCGGTCACGCGGAGGGATCGCAGCGTATCCACCACAGCGTTGTGGTGTGATGCGCGAATAGGGTCGCCTGCGTTTACGTGGCGCGGCATGCTCATGCGAACACCACCGGCGGCCCGAGCAGCCCGAGGGCCGCCAGGTTTCCGCGGTCGTAGACCTGGGCAATGTGGACGCTCTGAATGCCTGGCTGCGCGTCGGCCGTGTCGCCCGAGCCCACCGCCTTCTTCGTGTGGACATACCACAGATAGTCCCACGGCGGTATGTCCACCTCGACGGTGGACCCGTCCACGAGCGTAATAGACTGGGCCAGTTGCCACGCGCCCACAAGAAAACTGTAGCTCACCTTCACCTGGCCCTCTTTGAGCCAGGCGATTTCCGCGCCGAGAAAAAGCACTGTGCCCGCAGCGAACCCCATCCAAGGGTCCGAGTTGACCATGCCGGTCAGGGCGAGCACCGTATCCAGCCCGGTGAGCGCTATCGAGTCGTAGGACCGCGCGCAGCGCATGGACATGCGCGGCCGGTAGACGTCCACGCCCTCGACGGAATCGCCGCTCTTTCCGATGGCGTTGCCCACGGCCAGCTCCGACGCCGCCGGGTAATGGGCCGCGTAGCTCGAATCTCGGACGGACGTGATGTGCTCCTGCTGCGCCTCGATGCTGAACGTCCATTCCTCGCCGGCGGCGTTCAGGTAGGGCAGGCCCATGTTGCCCCACCACCGAGCCGCGGCCTGCTTGTACTCCACCACCACACGGACCGCGCCCTCATAAGGCTCCAGCCTGACGGCGTCAACCAGCATGCTGGCCAGCTCAGCGTCCGCCGAGCCGTAGGCTGGCAACAGCGCCAGCACATCAACCGGGTTGGTCGCGTCCGAGACCACATAGGTCCGCGTCATGGTCATCCCGTTCTCGCCCGTGGCGGCGATGCGCGGGCTCTCCTTCCCGGTCAGCTCCCTTAGCGTCATGCGTACACCCCCGCCGCGCCCACGTTGCGCGCGATTTGCTCAAGCAGGTTCGTATGTTTCCTCGACTCGCTCAGCGCCTCGCGGGCCGTGTTCTGAGCGCCGCCGAGCATATGCTCCGCGATGCGCCGGTAGCCGAACAGGCCGACTACGCCGCCTTCGACGGGCACTTGCATGGGCTGCGCCGCGGCAGCGCCCGGCGCAGGCATGGCGCTCACGGCCTGGGCGATGGTTTCGCCCGCAGCCTTGAGCTTGTCGCTCGCCGCGGCGATGCGGTCGTTCAGCCCGGCTTGCTTACCTTCGATGGCGCCGACAATCGCGTCCTTGTCAAACATATCGCGGATTGTATCCGCCGTGGTCAGGTTCTTGCCTGAGCCGTACAGATCGCGGCCCGGGATGCGCAGCCGGTCTTCCAGTTCTTTGATACGCACGTCGATGCGTTGCCGCGCGTCTTCGCCTTTGCCGCTGAACGGGTGCGCCAGGTCAAGGACAAACGCGCCCCCCTTGAACGTCTCCAGAAACCAGATTTCAATTTTGGTGCGCAGATCGTCGAAGCGCTTCTCTATGCTGTCCGCTCCTGTAAGGAACGCCCGGACCATGAACTCGACGACTTCGCCGATAGCCCCGACAAACTCCGGGCCCACGCCCTGAACCAGCGCCTTTGACACGGCCAGCCCGGCGTATTCCGCCTTGGCGACGAACAGGTCGAATATCGCCGACAGGTCCGCGAGCCAATCAGCTACGGCCTTGCCGCCCACCTGCATGCCCAGGAAACTCTTCTTGAGCGCGTCCAGCCGCTCCTTCATCGCGTCGGATAGCTCGACGTTTCGCCCCAGCCACCACGCCAGCCCGCCGAACGCCAGCACCACCGGATTGAGCAGCGGGGCCAGCACGCGCATCGCCGTGCCGACCGCCACCAGCGCAGGGCCGGCCGTTGCCAGCGCCAGCACCACGGCGGTCACGGCTTTCGCGGCCCACTCGTTCTGCTGGATGTAGTCGCGGATGCCGTTCAGGATGTCAACCATCGCGTAGAGACGTTCCCGCATCGCGGGAAGAATTGCCGCGCCGATGGTTTCCCCGAGCGATTGCAGGGCCGACTTGAGTCCCATCATGGAATTCTTCCACGAGCCCGCCGTCCGCGCCGCGTCGCCCTGGGCGTCGCTCGTCGAGGACATGAGCATGTTCAGCCGGGCCATAACTTTCTGTTGCTCGGTAGCGGCCTGCGTGCCGCCCGCGATGCCCTGCCGCAGCAGCTCTGCGTTCAGGGAGTTCTCGGTGATGATGACGCCGAACCTGCGCACGGCCTCATGGTTCCCAACCAGCGCCGACGTCAACAGTTCGGCCGCTTCGCCCGCGGAGTTCACCGTAGGGTTGAAGGAGGCAAGGTCCTTGGACAGCATCACGAGCTGCTGGCTCATCTGGGCCGCCTCGATTCGTGCGAACCCGAGCGGGACGAACGTGTCCTGGAACAAGGCCATCAAGCCCATAACTTCCGTTTCGGCCATCTTCACCGTGGGCGCGAACGATTTCGCCCACGCCTGGTTTGCGGCGGTCAACTCCTTGAAGACGGCGCCGAACTTGTTGACCGTCTCCTCCCGCATGGACCCGGCCTCGATGCTCTTCCAGATGCCCGCGACCGGGCCCGCCATCGCCAGCGTCAGCCCCGCGCCGATGCCCTGGAGCTTTGCCCCAAGGTTCGAGAAGGCCGATTGTATCGCGGCGAAGTCCTTGCTGAGCATCGCGGCGTACTGCGCGCGTATGTCAATATAGGCGCCGCCCGCCTTGATGTCCTGGCTATTGCCCAGTCCCATTACTCGGCTCCTTCTTCAGTGCGGCCAGCGTGTCAGCCAATTGGCCGATGCTCATGCCGCGGCGTTTCGGCCGCGCCCGGTAGGGGTTGAACTCATCGACCTTCACCTTCCGTTTGCTCACCAGGTTCACCACCGTGGCGCATATCGCCGCGGTATGGTCCCAGTCCAGCCGCGCCCGGGTCTCGGCCATGCGCGCCACCTGTGCCGGGGTCAGGTTCGTGTCTGGACTGACCCCGGCGGCAGCGCATAGATCTGTTAGGTCGTCAACGGTGATACATCGGGCAGGCCCTCGAAAGGGACGTTGCGGTCCTCGGGTCGCGAAGCCGCCGCGCTGAACGCCGCCGCCCACGCGCCCATGGCGCTCATCATGTCGCCAACGCTCATGTTCTCCATGAACTCGTCGCGGGACATATGGCGCTCGCGGGCCTGTCCGCGCACGGACAGCCAGACGGCTTCGCAGATGACGTCGAACGTCAGGCTCATCGGGTCCGCCATCTGGGCCAGGGTCACGCCGCAGCCCCGGGCCAGCTCACAGAGCAGGCCCACTGAGACGCGGGGCGTCCACTCGCGGTCTTTGCCGTCGGTGAAGGAGTTGGTCATGCAAACGTCACCTTCCCTGCGTTTTTGACCGTGACGGTCGCCTCGTTGGCTCCGTCTAGTGGGTTTCCCTCATCGAAGCCGAGGATGCTGAAGTTGCCCGAAATCGTCTTCCCGGCAGGGTCAGTGAAGACAATCGCAACAACGTCGTTGGCGGCGGCTGCGTTGCGGAGTGTGTCGAACATCGTATCACCCCGGACAACCTGCACGACAAACGACCCCTCGACGGTCGCAAGCCCGCCTTTTGTGTTGGAGAATCCCTCGTCCACCCTGGACGACTCGTCGCGGTCAGACCGCGACAGGTTAAAGCTTACGTCTTTTGCCCGCGTGACGGCCGACCCGTCAACGGTAATCGTCCCTTCCCAAGAATCATCGCAATCGGTAGCCATTTACGGGCCTCCTAGAGTTCGAGCAGCGACGCTTGGACATCGAGGACCATCCCCGGGAATCCGTCTGCGTCGGTCAATTGCTGCGGGGGTAAACACCCCACGTTGTGCGTTCTATACCCATCCACCGCGAGCGTGGCCCGGTCCAGGCAATGCCAGACGGCAACGCCCAGGTCGCGCAACGCCGCGGCCGATTCGCCTTTATCCGCCCAGATGCGGACCTGCGCGGTCACGTCTGCGCCTCGATGCCCACGCACGCCGGACCGCTGCCCGCCCGTGTCGGTCACGACCACAAGCGGCGCGCCGCACGCTTCCGGCGCGGGGTCCGTGGTGAACACCGCCGGGGCGCCGCCGCCCGTGCCGAAGTCCCACGCGGCCAGCCGGCTGGTCACGTTCGGGTCTGCAACCAGCGCGTTGCGGACCGCCTCTGCCAGCGTCGTTGCGCTCACGGATTCATGCCTTTCGTCTTGCGCCCGGCCCGTGTCTGGGCCAGTTTCAGCGCCCTGAACAGGTTCGGGAATTTCTGTTGTGCCGTCGCCAGGGCTGGCCGCATGAACGGCCGTGCTGGCCATTTCCGCCCGCCGAACTGGTAGCCGTACTCGTGGATTCGGCCGTACCACGCCACCCGGCCCGGGCCGACAATATAGGTCTCGGTCCCCATGAGTGTCTTGAACGGGGCGTGCTGGATGCTCGCCCGCAACGTCCCGGTCTGGACATGCGGCGGCTCGCCCGGCGCGCTAGGGACGCCGTGCCGAAGCACGCGCCCGCGCACGCCGCGGATGCGCCCGCCCTTCTTCATGGAGCGCTTCGCCTCGGCCTCGACCGCCATCGCGCATTTGCGCAATGGGTCAATGACCGCTTCTGCAATAGCCTGTTTGACCTCGCTCTCATAGAGCGTCAATTTCAGTTTGATATTCATGGCCGCGCCACCGGTTTCTTCGTCGCCACCAGCCGCGCGCGCTTGAGCCCGCGGCCCGCGTCGAGCACCTCGACAACCCGGTAGAACTGTAGACCGCCGTCACCTTCGGCGGTCATCCGCGCCGATGCTGCCACCGCCGGGGCCACGCCCGCCGCCGCCACCACCACACCGCCGCCCGCCGTAGCTGAACCTGTTGCAATTGGTGCAACACCTGCAGCCGCCGCCGTGACGCTGCGCGCCGCAGACGCCGCCGCCGTGACCGCCGGGACCACGCCCGCGGCCGTCGCCGTGACGGTCCGGGCCATCGAGCCCGCGGCCGTAACCGCCGGAGTCGAGCCCGCAGCCGCGGCCGTGACCGTCCGCGCCATCGAAGCCGAACCGGTCGCCGCCGGGGTCGAGCCTGCCGCCGCGCCCGGGACAACGCGAGCCGCCGAAGCCGCAGCCGAAACCGCGCCAGCCACGCCCGCCACGGTCCAGGACCAGAGCGGCCGGACCACCATCACCGCCGCAGCCCGAACTGCCGCCGCTGCGCCTGCCGCGCTCGCGGTCGCCGTGGACGTGAACGCCATCCGCGCCGAAGCCGTAGCCGCCGGAGCCACGCCCGCAGCTGACGCCGTGACCGTCCTGGCCATCGAAGCCGCAGCCGACGACGCCGGAGCCACGCCCGCGGCGCTTGCCTCGTGGGTCGTGTCGCGGGCCTCGGTCGCCGTCATCGTGGCCGCTGCCGTCGCCGCCGGGGTCGAGCCCGCGGCGCTTGCAGTCGCGAGCGGGTATAACCGCATCGTTGCCGCCGCCGTCGCTGCCGGGGTCGAGCCCGCAGCGCTGGCCGTGACGACAGTGGTGAGCGCCATCACGGCCGCAGCCGTCGCCGCCGGGGCAACGCCCGCTGCCGAGCCTTTGACCGTCCGGCCCATCGAAGCCGCCGCCGTCGCTGCCGGGGCAATGCCCGCCGCAGACGCCGCCCCTCCGATGAGCATCGTAGCCGCTGCCGTGGTCGCCGGGGTCGAGCCCGCAACGGTCCACGGCCGAAGCCGGACCATCGTCGCGGCGCCCGAGACGGCAGGCGCAACGCCCGCCGCAAGCGCCTCGATACCCGCAGGCCCGCCTATGCCGACGTCGCCGAACAGGCCATCCCCGAACCCCAGCCCGCGGTTGGCGAGCGGGCGCTCGGTATGCTGGACGGCCGCGGCCGTCAGGGCCGGGGCGACGCCTGCGCAGTCAAACGACTCAGGCAAGGATTTGAGTCCTCTTCAGCCAGCCGTTCAGGAACCGGGCCATAACCGGCCTGGTCGCGACGAGCTTGGCGTAGTGGTAGGCCTGCTGTTTGTTCAGCAGGGCCAACATGAACAACGGGTTTGCGTCGCTACATGCGTTCAGTTTTGCGATTGTCTTCGGGCCGATAAACCCGTCCTCCACCAGCTCCGCCCGTCCGGCGTATTCGTTGCAGGCCCGCTGTACAATCAGCGCCGCCTGTTTCAGCCCGACGTTCACGGAGCACTCAAAAACCTCTGTCGCGATGCGCTGGTTTCCGATGTGGCCGCAGAACTGGACGGACCAAAACTGTTGCTGATAGAACAGCGCCGCCCGTTGCCGCGCCCGGTCCAGGTCCGGCAGCGCCGCGCAAATCCATTGGTGGGTCTGCGGATGGTTGGCGATGGACACGCCGAATACCGTGTCGCCGCCGGGGTCTACCGGGTCGTTGGACCGGAACCCCTCGAACTCAAGCAGCACATCGAAGGCCTTCAGAAACCGCGGGTCTAGCACGTCGCTCATGGCACGTCGTCCGTAAGCGCCCCGGCCGTGTCCAAGTGCGCCACTTTGGTTCCGTCAATGTAGAAGTCCAGCGTTGTCGCGGCCGGGTTGAACTTGACGCCCGAGAACCCGCCCGCGTCGCCCAGGTCAATGTCGTTACCGTCAACGTCCAGGTCTCCGTCGAACTGTGCGTCTCCATCTGCGTCGAGCGTGGCGACGATGGTCGTGGGCGTCTGGAACGTGCAGACCAGCTCGTTGGTGTCGAGCGCGCCGAACGCGCCAGCGGCCCCCATTTCGCAACCCTCGATAGTCACGGCTCCAACAGACGTGCTCCCGGCCTGAACGCAGCCGCGCAGCCGGAGGCCTTCCGCATCAGACGCGGCGTCCGTAGCCCCGAGGATGTAGCCGGACCCGTCCGCGTCTGCGGACCGCAGGTATAGCACGGACGCCGTGCTCGGCATGGCCGTGAACCCTGTGTTAACGTCCGCGTCCGCGAGGGATGCCTCGGGTACGCCATAGCCCGCGATGCTGCGCAGGACCAGCTTGCCGCTCGCAACCACATCGATGAACGCGGTCCCGTTGTTCGTTACCTGCAGGCCCAGCTCGGTTGATTCGAGGGCGTCGGTGTTGGTCCCGCTGCGCTCGGCCAGGTCAAGCACCATCGCCGGGACCGTCGTGCTCGCGCCGCCACCCATGTAACCGTCCAGCTCCAGCCCGGACGTAAGCGCCGAGTCGGAGAACCCCTGAACCCGGCCGCCGCCGTCGGTTGAGCTTGCGGAATCAAGGTCCAGGAAGCTGCTTGTCGCGGCCTCGCTCGTGATTCCGTGGCCGACGTCCGAATCGCCGACGTACATCTTCGCATCGCCGCCGGCCAGAGCGAACGCCGAAACGCTTGTTGCCGCCAGCACCGGGGCATAGTAGGTGAACGAAGCCGATGTGGACGGCACGCCGAAGATCGCGTTCTTGCAGATGACGTTCAGGTCTTCAGCGTCGGACCAGTCCAGGAAGTCGGGGCTCTGGCCGACAATCAGGTAGCCGTCCCCGGTCGCCTGGTAGAACCCCAGCCCGCAGAAATCCGTTGCAGCCGGCACGTCGGCGGGGTCCATGTCAGTCGAGATGATGCCCGACGTACTCTGGACCATCCCCGAGTCCGACAGGCCCACGCACGTCACAGCGCCCGTGAAATCGGCCGCGACTCCAGTGAGCGTGCCCGAGTAGTCAATATCGGCCACTTCGGAACCCGCGTCACCGATGTTCACCGTCGCGCCCGCGTCCGGCAGCAGGTCGTCCGTGAGCGTCACGCCGTCGAGCGTCGTGGTGTTGTCCTCGATGGCGTTCACCGCGTCCTGCAGTTCGGAGATGTAGGCCGCCGTCACGTTCAGCCGGACCGTGGACCCGGCCGGGTGTATCGCCGCCGTGGTCGATTCCTGGGCTCGCGTCACCGTGAGCACGTTGGCCGCGTTGTTCGTCACCTTGGCAATCTCGTTGCCGCAAACCACGTGATAGGGATAGGTCGTCGGGAACGACGCCCCGCTCGTGACGGTCCAGGTCGGGTCGCCTGCAGACGCCTGAGACGCCAGCGTCGAGCTGCCCCAGTTGGACGGGACCAGGAACGTGGTCCCGCCCACCAGGGCAGTAAGCGCCGCAATCAGCAGCGGTTTCATTCTGCACACTCCTTCGGCTCGGGCCGCTCGGATTTGGCCGCCGCCGCGGCCGCTTTCTCGGCTGCCGTGACGACCACCATCGTCGCTCGAATCTCGACGTCCGGCAGCCGGAACGGAAGCGTCCTTGGTTCGTCGCCCATGGCTCAGCTCGCCGGGACGGTGATGGTCATCGCCGTGATGCTCACCGTGTCGCCCGCTCCGATGGTCAGGTTCGAGCACTGGCATTCGCCCGACCCGACCCCGCAGGTCAGTTCGGCGAGTTTCGTGGCGCCCGACGTGTACAGGCTCAGATGCTCGATAACGCCGCCCGTGGCGGACGAGTCCGCCGTGATGGCGTTCGCCGTGGCCACGCCCGACGCCGCCGCGCCAAACGCCGTCGCGCCGAACGTGCATGTCGCCACCTCGACGTCCGCCGAGGTCTCGAACTTGGCCGTCCCGCTGTCGAGCAGGTCAACAATCGCGTTGCACGCCGCGTTGCGTGCGGTATCCGTGAGGGTCATTTCATAGGCTCCTTGCCGCAGCCGCGGCCGTTACTTGTTCAGCAGCAGGGCGAGCATCGCCCCGCCAAACGCAATCAGCGCCGCCGACGCGACGCGCAACACTACTGTCCACCACCGGTCGGACACGCGGGCCTGCGCCGCCGACTCCGCCTCGTGTTGGCGGAGATGGGCGAGGAAGTCAGGGCATGGCCGGGGGCGGCCACGCACGGATTCCTCCAGGGTCGCCATGCGCTCACCGATGGTCCCGAGCCGGTCGCGTATCGTGTTCAATACGTCCCAGATGTCCTTGACTTCGCCTGAGCTCATTCAGCAAACCTCCATAACCCGATCCACCGCTGCGGCGGGCCGGGGAGAACCAGCGCATCGACAGGCTCACAATGTTGCGTCCACTCAGCTATCTGGCCGTCCGTGACCATGTGATGTATCGGGTCGCTCGGGCAGTTCCACCGATAGGGCAGGCTCAGAATCGCCGCCCGGCAACACCGCCGGACTTGCGCCCACGCCGCCTGCTGGCCGCCTTTGAGATGTTCCCAGACCTGGGTAGCAACGCACAGGTCAAACCGCTTGTCCGAGACCGGCCAGGGCTTGGTGGCGTCGTGCCAGTAGGTCAACTCCTTCGGCAGCATCTTCGCCGCCTGGTCCATGCCCATCGTGCAGCAGCCCGGGCCGCGAAACAGCGGCCGCGACCACGGCCCGATCTCGAGGATGGACCGAGGGTTCTCGCGCTTCGCCATATCGATGACGAGCCACATATAATCCCACCGGCCTTTCCAGTAGGAGTCTTTCGCCGCGAGTTCGGAGAACTCGGGCAGCGTCAGCGGGTCAATGGTCAACGTTCTCGCCTTTCCGCTCGCGCCGCGTTTCCGCGATAGCCCGCAGATGTTCCGTAGCCTTCAGCTTCGTCCGCGCCGACGTGTACCCAAGCGTGGTCAGCGTGTTGTAGAGGATGGACGCCACCGCCACGATAGCGCCGCAGATTTGGCCCGCCGTGCCGCCCACGGGCGAGAACTCGCCCAGGACCGCCACGGTAGCGCCCGCCGCCACGCCCACCACCGTGAGCACGTTAGCGCGCTGGGTCTGTTTGTATTCGCTGGTCTCAATACCAGGTTTCATTGTCAACTCCCTTCGCTCGGGGCCTGCACCAGGTCCCCGACTCGCACATCTTCCTCGGCCCGGAACGTCATGTTCACCTCGTCCTGGTGGACCTTCAGGCCCACCCAGAGCGTAGACTGCGTTCCGGCCGTCACCACGCTGCCGCCTACGCCGTCCGGCGTCCGGCTGGGCCGCGATACTTTTACTGGGGTGTTCAGCATCGGCTCATCCGGTAGGGGTCAAGCAGGGCCAGAATCGCCCCGTCCGAGACCGCCTCGAACGACATCGATGCCTCGTTCGATTCCGCGGACTGGCCGGACCGCGCGTCCCACATCCGCCCGAGCATGGTCAGGATGGCCAGCCGAACCCCGGCAGGAATCGCCTTCGAACCCGTGCCGGTCCCGCCATAGCCGCCCTTGTATACCACCTTGTAGCGCCTGGTCCCGAGCGTCCACTGTTGGTCGAGCGCCCGGTAGATGCCCCACTCGGCGACGTCGTAGGCGTCCGCCGAAACGGCCGCGTCCGTGCGCTCGTCTGTGATGGACGTCACCGAAATGACAGGCAGGCTGGTCGGCTGCAACATGCGGCCGCCGCCGTCCAGGTACTCGGTGATGCTCGCGGTCTCGCTCAGCTTGATGCCGCAGACCCGGCAGACCCATTCCTCGACGGCGTCGAGTAGGTCTTGCACCTCGGTGTTTACTTCCGTGGTGGTAAGCCGCAGATGGGCCTTCGCCTGGGCGAGCGTGACAGCCGAGCTCATTTCACGCGCTCCGCCTGTTGCCGCCGGACCAGGGCTGCCGCATCGTCAGCAGGCAGGCTAACAACCTGGCCCGCCTTGCAGCGTTTCCCGTCGAGCATCAGCGGTTCTTTCAGCTTCACGCTGGTCATATTCACAGCGCCTTTCGCAAGTCCCATAATCCCTCCATCTGATACGCCGCGAGCATGGCCTGGGCAGCCGCGCCTCGCAGCGTGTTGCGACGAACCCCGCGCTGGATGCTCTTCCAGCCCCAGATGTTCGTCAGGCTCTTCGTGTCAACCGCAATCCCCCCAGCCACCGCCATCGGGACCGCGATGGTTGACCGCCGCGGGTCTGTCACGGCCCGAAGCCGGCAGTCCGCGAGCGAGTCTAGGCAGTTGTCGGCGTCGTCGCACCACAGCCGCCACTCGATACGGTCGAGCAGCGCCCGCGAGTAGACGCGGCCCGCGCCCCAGGTCAGGGCGTCCGGCGCGCACGACGGCAGCACCTCCGTCTTCTGGGATGGCCCGGCGTGGTAGCCGAGCTCGCCCGCGTCGGGGCTCCAGAACCACATGTCCGGGAACCCGGCCGCGTGCTTGTGGGCCGTGGCCACGTTGAGCAGCCCATGGAACGCCCCGCGCGTCACGACGTCGTCAGAGCCCACGGTCATCACCGCGGATACGTCGAGGTGCCTACCTATCCACGCGAGCCCGGCCTGCCACTTCCGCGACAGCGGCCGGTTCGGCGCGTCCAGGTATTCCCAGCCGCACGCCCCCGCCAGAACCCGCGCGCCGGAGTCGCCATCGAGCGACCCGACCGCAACGCGAACCGCGTCCGGGTACTCGCGGGCCATCCAGGACAGGCACGCCCGCGCAACGTCCGGCCTGTGCCAGAGCGCTGTAAGTATCGCTATCGGTCGCGCGTCGCTCATGCAGTCCTCGCGGTTTCGGGGTTGGCCCGGGCGGGCCAAAGGAGGAACCCGCCCGGGCCACGGCAGCAGGAAACGGCAGCAGGCGGGGGAACCCGCTGCACGCAGGGAGGATTAAGTTCCGGCCGGGACGTCCAGCACCGAGAACGTGGATGGGATGATGAGCCCGCCGCCGACCATCGAGATCAGACGGAACACAATAGTGTTCGTCTTGAACCCGACTTCGTCGGAGCGCGCAATCGCCATCCCTTCCTCGACGGCGACGACGTAATTCGACAAGTTGCCGAACATCACGTCGCCCTTGGTGCCGAGCGTGGGCCCGTGCTCGTGGGCTTCGTAGGGGTAGCCCGCGATGCGGTCGCGGATGCTGTTCGCCGTGTCCGCCGTGAACAACGGGCGCCCCTCGGAATCGACGTCCTGCTTGAGGTACTTCTCGACCGAGTCGTCCATGATGAACACGGCGCCGTTGCGGACGGCCTTAGTGATGCCGAACTCGAGGTTCGTGATGTCGGCCCAGGACACCTGAGACGCCGTCGCGCGGTTGATGCACTGGGCTGCAACCGCGCCCACGGTCGTCAGGATGCCCGTGGGCTGGTAGGACCCGGCCCCGGCGCCGCGCAGCACGGCCAGGCTCACCTGGTGGCGCCAGGCGTTGCCGAAGGTCTGCGTGAGCCAGGTCTGCAGGTCCACCTCGGGCCGCCGCAGCGCACGCGCCGTCACCTCACAGTAGCCCGAAAGCTCATAGGTGATGATGGACGCCTGCCGGAACGTCGGGTCCGTGGAGCCCTTGTCAGAGCCTTCTGCAGAAGCCGCTTTCCACGTGAAGGCGACCCCGCCGAAGTTCCCGCCGCCCGTGCTTTCCTCGACCACGGGAATATCCAGCTGGCCCGTGTTGCACACCTCGCGGCGGCAGCGGTCGAAGATCATCGGCTGGTAGACCGGCTTTTCGAGGAGCTGCGGCAGGAACCCGTGCGGAAACAATTTGCCCGCGCCCGAGTCCGTCGAACCGCCCGTGGTGTGGCTGGACAGCACCGCTTTCGCGCCGCCCGCGTCGTCGTGAACCATCGAGCGGAACATCCAGGCCGGCATGTCTACCGCCTGCTGTCCGTCGCGGTCCGCGATGCGGCCATCACGCGCGCGGATGGCGTCGAAGGCGCGGCCGTCCAGGGCTTTCGCGCCGGACTTCACCCAGGTCATGAAAAACTGGTATTTCTGGCGCGCGTCTTCCTCGGGCGAGCCGACCACGATGGACTTCGCATCCGCCGGATGGGCCTCCGGCTTCGGCGGGTCCGCCGGGTTGACGTTGACAGACTGCCCCGGCGCAATCAGCGCCTTGGCTTCCGCCGCGGTCCGGGCGACCTCGTCCAGCGCTTTCGCGTTGGCGAACTCGCCCTGCAGGCCGCGGAACTCTTCCTGTTTCACATTGAAGGCCGCCATGTACTGCGCGGCCTGGTCGGCTTTTCCTTCCGACTTCGCCGAGTTGGCCAGCCCAAGCAGGCGGGTCATCTCGGCGTGCGCACCGTCAAGGCGCGCCACCAATTCCTTCATCGTCATAGGCATAGGGGGCTCCAGTCACGTGCAGGCTGGCCAAAACCAGCGTGCATCTGGCGAGCTCCAGCTCCTCAGCGTGGAACCCGGCCCCATCGTCAGGGGTGGGTAACGGCGCGACAGCGGAGTCTCCCGTTTCAGATTTGGCTGCGGTTTGCAGGGCGTCCGTAGCCCGTCGCAGCTCGTGAATAGCCTGCATGAGCGCGTCGCGGTCCGTAATGGGTGCGTCGCGGCCTATCAGGCTCGATACATTCGATACCGCTTTCGCGGCCGTAATCAGCGCCTGCTCGTTGACCGGGAACGGCGTCACGGTCACTTCGGCAAGGCGCACTTCAAACAGCTCAAGGACTTCTTTCCCGTCGATGTAGCCGATGCTGGAATTGATGGTGTTGTATCCGACGCTCAGTCCGCGGACGTGGCCGCCTACGATCTTCTCGCGGATGGCCTGTGCGGCATCGTCTGCCGAAAACTCCGCGATGATGCTGAGCCCGTGGGCATCTTCGACGGCTGACTTCACCGTCCCGATGACGTCACTGACGTCGCCGCCGAACAGCAGGTGACGGCTCATGAGCGGGACCATGCCCGCCGCGATGCGCTCGCGGATGGTTTTCGCAAACGCGCCACGCCGGAACACCTCGCCATACTGGTCCACGTTGTCGAACGTGGCGGCATAGCCCTCAAGCGTGCCGTGCGGCCCAGCGTCTAGCGCCTTGGCCTGGAACGTGATGCGCCCGTGGCGCAGGATGTGTTTGTCCGGCTTGTTCATCAGTAGACCACCTCGTTGTCAAACTCGCCCGAGCCAGCCCGCGGCGATGTGTCCTCGACGATTTCGCCGCCGAACACCGCAACCAGGTCGCGCGCAATCTGCGTGTCGATAGGCTCGGGCTTGTAGGCCTGCGGGCCGTTGTAGGTCTCGGCTTGCCACTCGGCAAGGATGCGCTCAACTTCGCCGCTCGTGGCCGCAATGTGAGCGTCCTGGATAAAGATGGTGTCGCTATTCCGCCGGATGGTCACCATAGTTGGGTGTTCCCTCCGGCCCAGTCGCCTCGCAGCATGCGCACCATGACGTTGAAATACTCGGGGTCGCTCTCGGCGAACCCGTCGGGCTTGTCGTACAGCCGCTCAAACCCCATCGAGACGATCTCGGTCGCCTTGCCTCCCGGGTAGATCTTCCCGCAGTAGGGGTCGTCGAACTTGTCGCGCTTGCAGACCTCAAAGAGCGGGTCGAACCCGCGGCCCGGGGAAATGGCATCCAGCCGCTCGACCACGTCGCCAGCGGTCCGGTAGTCCAGAAAGGCTTTCGCGGCATTGTGCAGGCCGGGGTGATTCGCCTCAAGCGCGTGGCCGAGCTCGTGGGCAATCGTCTTCTTGCTGGCGAAAAACGGCATGTTGATTTCGAGCACGCCGGTAGCTTCGAACATGTCCTGCCGGAAGTAGCCCCGCGTCTGCCCCGGCTTGGTCTTGTCGAAATACACGTTGCCCGGCCGCATCCAGCCGCCCGCAACGCGCTCATACCAGCCCGTAACCTCGTCGATGTCGGCTTGCGACAGCTTGCCGCCGACAATCGGGTTGAGCTTCTTTTTCTGCTTCGTCGGCGGCGGCGCGAACAGGGCGTCCCGGCACGCCTGGCGAGCCTGGGCAAGGCGGCGCTCGATACGGGCCGCAACGCGCAGGTCGCTTCCGTAGCCCCCGGCGGCCGCCCGTAGGCTGGACTCGATGCGGCCCAGGTCGGCGCGCATCGCTGCGGCCGGGTCTTTGGCGGTCGGCGAACACTCGCGCGGCGCAATGTCCACGCCGGAGACAGCGTCGAGCGCGATCTCTTCGTCGGTCATGCCCGCCTGGAACTGCGGCGCAGCCGGCTTCGGTTTCGCTGCCGGTTTGGGCTTGGGTTTCGGCGCGGGCTTCGGCTTCGGCTTCGGCTTGGGCTTCACGGCGGGCTCATCGGTTAGCACCGGGACCAGCGCGCACCGGCAGTGCGGGTGCAGCGGCGGGTGTGTCACGGTCAGCCGGACCGAGAGCGTCGTCCCGTCGGAGCCCGTGACCTCGTCGCCAGCCTCGGCAAACGGGGTCTTGCCGTCGCGGACCGGCACCTTCGCGCCGTCCAGGGCCGCGCAGTAGGGGCAAAGCGCGTCGTCCTCGGTGGTCATCCACTCGACCGCGCCAACGCCCGCGTCCCGGTAGCCCTGGAGCGCGCCTTCGTTATGCGCCCAGTGGACCAGGGTCCGGGCCATGAGCACGGCCCGCTTATCGGACCAGGCGAGCCCGCTCTCGCGGAACAGCTTCGCAACTTCGTCGATGTTCATGCCGCGAGTCCCGCCCGCGGCCTGTTCCTCGTGTTCCATCGCCTGCCTGAGCAGGCGCCTGTATTCCTCCGCCGTGGTGGCGGTTTCGAGTTTCGCCGTCTGGTTCAAATAGGCCTCGACGTCGCCCCGCAGCGCAACGGCAACAAGCTCGTCCGCGCCGAAGGCCTCAACATCGAACCCGAACCCCGCCTTCGCGTCCGCAACCGCCCACGCCTTGCCTGCTTCAGCAGACGCGGCCTTGTAGCCCGAGACGGCATAGCGCAACGCCGCCTGGCCCTTCGCCAGGTTCAGCGCTTCCTGGGCATCTTCGGCTTCTCGCTCGGCCCTTGCGTCCACGTTAACGCCCAGGGCGATTTTCGCCGCAGCCCGGCGGATAGCCGCGCGCAACACGTCCCGCAACGCGCGTTCCATTTCGCGCTCGCGGGCCTTGGCCAGCCGGGTAGGGGCTGGTGTGTGTTGCGTTGCTACAGACACGTCAGTTCCTCGACGTCAGCATGACGCGGTTGATATAGGTCGATGCGCCTTCCTGGCCTGCCGGGACAATCCCGCAGGTCTGGACAAGCAGTTGGCCGCCCTGGTCGTGCATCTCGACGCGCACGAACCGGCGCGGGACAGGCACGGGCTCCGGGTTCAGCTCCGGCTCCGGCATGAGCCCGAACAATCGGTGAATCCATCGCCTCATTTCGTCGGCTCCTGCGGCGGCTCCGCCGGTTGCGGCTGCTCTTGCGGCTGTTCCTGCGGCGCCGCGAGCTGCGGTGGCACGGGTTTGGGCGCGAGCTCGTCGCGTTGCGCCGGGGTCATGGGCGAGTAGCCGAGCTCCGCCCGGGCCTCGTCCGCTGTGATTAGCCCGGCGTCGTATGAGCGCAGCACGCGGTCCGCGCGCTGGTTTTCGTCTTCCTGAAACTCCGGCAGGCTCTGGTAGTCAAACCGAAACTGTAGCCGCTGGTCGCCTTCGGCGCGCAGCAGGCCCAGCGTGAGCCCGTCCTGGAGCGTGTCCCACAAGCCCGCCATGGTCTCGATGTAGAAGCTTCGGCGGGCGTGCTGGTAGTTCGCATAGGTCGAGCGGTCGAGCCCGGCGCGCGAGCCCACCAGAATCGGCGGGATGCCGAACGCCATGCAGATGCGCGTGTCGGTTAGGCTGGTCAAGCCCGGCCAGTCCATGTCCTGAAGTGGGTTCTGGACGTCCAGCCGTGCGTTGCCCGCGCCCTCCAGAATCAAGGGCGCGCCGCGTTTGCCGCGGCCTACGGCGTCGTGGAGCTGGTCGCGGAACGCCCGGCGCTGGTCTGGGCTCATGACCCGGTCGGTCGAGTAGACCAGCCCGGGGACTTTCAGGTTCAGCAGCATCTCGGCGAGGTAGTTCTCGCGCTCAGCGTCGATACAGGCGTCGCGGTAGCAGGCGCGCATGGCGCCCACGCCGCCCGTCATGCCCGCCGGGTCGATGATGCGAATCTCGACCAGGTCTTCGACCGGGACCAGCCCATGTTGCCCGGCGATGCGGTAGCCCAACGGCCGCGATGCGCCGCCGTTCTCGGGCCAGACCGGCGTCACCCAGGCGGTAGGCAGCGGCCACAACTCGACCACGCGCCGCCCCGATTTGGCGCGGACTTTCCATGCGTAGGCCCGGCCCGTCAGCGCCAACCGGATGGCGAGGTACTGCATGAGCTCGTTGTAGCTCATGGTCGGGTTCGGGCTCGCAAGCACGTCGAGCGTCGGCGACGCCGCCAGCGCCATCCACGTCCCGCGCACGCGCTGGCCGATTTCGAGCTCCGGCTCCGGCGCCGTCTTGCCGAGAAGGCGGCAGCAGGCATAGACCGTTGGGTGGTGGGTGTACCACGCTTCGAGGTTCGCATCCGTAGCCTTGCCGAACAGATCGCTGGAGTGCTGCCAGTTGCCCAGCGCAGACCCGACCAGCGTAGTCCAGCCCGGCGAACTCGATGTCATAAGCTCCGGGTCTAGGGTCTTCGCCCCGGCCGCAGGAGGAGCCTGTTTGAACCAGTCGCGCCAGCCCATTACCAGGCCCTCCCGATACGGGGAGCGGCCCCGCGGCATCCGACATGTGACCAGGCGGCGTAGCGCAGCGCGTCCATGCCGTGGTCGGCGAACTTCACCGGCACATCGAGCGTCCGGCCGTCGCGGTCCTTCGACCAGGCGTATGCGGCGAACTCCGCGTTCAGGTTCGTGTTCTCGGGGCGGCTGTGGATGGTCAGGCCTTGGACGAACGAGATGCCGGCCTGCACCGAGCCCGGGCCTTTCTCCGCCGGGATGGCGTTCCATCCCGCGTCGCACAGCTCGCGGATTCGGTCCGGCTCGGCGGCGTCGCAGTAGATGGGAGCCCAGCGTTCCGGGACCAGCTCAGGCATCCGCTCGATCAGATCGCGCGTGGTCAGGCCGCCCGAATACAGGCGCTCCGTTACCCACGGCTCACGGTCGCGCCAGTCCAGGCGCAATAGGGCCGTCGGGTTGTTAAACCCGAAGTCCAGTCCATAGCAAAGGTCGTCGAACTCGCCTGGCCAGGGCGTTAGCACGTCGGGCGGGCCGTAGACCAGGCCTTCGACCTGGCCCCACTCGCCCAGGCCGTAGACGCGCCAGAGCGACGGGTTCTGCTGTTCGAGGGCCTCGATTTCGCGGACATATTCCGCGTCCAGAAACCGGTTGTCCCGGTAGGTCGTGCGCACGATGCGAGCACGCTCGGCAACGCCGGGCGTGTCCCAGAACCGGCGCTTCAGCCAGTGGTAGGCGGAGATGGGGTTGAAGCTCAGGACGATCTGCTTGTAGCCCGCGGTCCGGCCGCGCAGGCGCAGGTTCACTTGGTCGAGGTCGCCCTCGTTGAACTCGGTCGCCTCCTCCAACCAGAACCCCGAGACGCCCGCGATGCTCTTCAGCTTCTCGGGGTCGTCAAGGCCCAGGCAGATGATTTGCGAGCCCGACGGCGGGAACGTAAGCACCATCTCGCTCTGGTTCGAGCGCCAGGCAGGCAACACGCCCCAGTCCCCGAGGACGGACCTCATCAAGGTCCACACCGAGTTGCGCAGCGTGGCGCCGACTTTGCGCATCACGGCGAACCGGTGGCCCGGTTCGGCCATGGCGCGGTAGAGCAGCTTCTGCGCGGCGAACACGGACTTGCCCGACCCGGCCCCGCCGACCAGCACGAGGAACCGCGCGGGCTCATCAAATAGCGCACGGTAAACGCGATTGGTCCAACACGGGATAGCGCTCAGGTCTATTCTGGCCGTGGCGCTACTCATCGGCGCAGTCCTCAAAGTTTGGCTTCAGGACGGTGATGGTAGTTTCCCCGGAGTGCTCGACGCGGTCTAAGAAGTCGCCGTTGGCCTTGCCAAGCAGCTCGGACGCCTTCAGCCGAACGGGCATATCCTCCAGCGAATCGCGCATGACTTGTGACCAGAACCGGAACCGTTCTTCACGGTCGGCTATCATTGGGCTAGCATTCTTAGACTCCCGTCTAGCAATAGCCGCAACGATTTCAGCATTTTTCATTAGTCGCGCGCCGTCAACGCTGGGCGTGGCGTAACCGGCCGCCTGTGCAGCAGCCTTCGCGTTTCCCTCGTACGCCTCTACGAACTTGCGTTGGCGCGGATTCATCACGTCCTCCTGCGCACGAGGATACCATGACTCCCGCAATCTGTCCACGACAAAATGTAGTCTACGCCCCGTCTCAGTTCCGGCCGCTGGTCTTCGGCTTCACGACGTCCAGCCGCATTCCCTCGGGCCGCTCTATCTCCAGGGTCTCGATGGTGAGCCCGCAATGGCCGCAACGCCGCCGCCGCCAGGTGTAGCTGCCGCCGCGGCCGACGGCTTCTCGTGTCTCGACAGTCCCGAGCCGTCGGCCGCAGTTCGCGCAGTGGTGGGTGCTGGTCATTTGCCGCCTTCCGCCCACGGCGGGCAGTAGACAGCCCCAATCAGCCGGCCGAGGTGGAACTCCGCCGGGTATGTGTCGTCGGCACAGCACAACAGGTCCGCCAGCTTGGAGAACCCGCCAACCTGGTCCAGCGCAGCCCACCCATCCAGCATCGCCGCCACCGCTGGCGGGTCCACCGTCCGGCCCGTGCCCGCCATGAACACCATTGCCTCGAACACGGTCCGGTCCGGCCCGCGCCCGAATACGCCGTTGAACCGTAGCCCCGAGCCCGCCATGAAGGCGTAGACGCGCCGCGCCGTTTCATCGTTGGCGAGCATCGCGCCGAGCACCGCGCGCCGGTGTTTGATTCGCTCACGTCGGGTCATCGTCACGCCTCCAGTTCCGCGCCGCACCGGACGCACCTGATTTCGCACCACGCCTCCCCGCTCGCCGTCTCGCCGCACCGCACCGGGCCTATCCCGGGCGGCCACCAGGTCCGGCAGTTTGCGCACCACCTGGCGCCTGCATAAGGCGGATATGGGCGGTATGATTCGCTCATTCGTCGTCCTCCTCTGGTTCCGGGATCTCCGGGTCATCCGCGCCGAACAGGGCCGCGCAGTCTAGCCGTTGCTCGTCGTATTCGGTCCGGCCAAACGGGCAGCGGGTATAGAGCCCGCATAGCTCACTGCACCACCAGACCTCACGGCCCGTGCCCCAGTCCCGCCGTGAGAGCCACACCTCGCCATCTGGATGCACGCGCGGCGGGCATCGCACCAGCTGGTGCTCGACGACGTAGAACCAGTGACTCTCTGTGCTGTTGCTCATTCGTCTCCCTCCTGCGGCAGCCCCATTAACTGGAGCGCCCGTTGTTCGATTACCTCGTGCAGCCGCAGCCACGCAAGATCCTTCGAGCGCCGCGCGAACGGCTGGCCAGGCTCGACGCAATCACACGCAGCCGCAGCAACTCGCGACGCAATGTCGAGCAGGCCCTCGTGCTCTGGTCGGGTCGGAGCCAGATACACGGCGCGCAGGCTCACGTTCCATACCAGCCGCCTGCCTAGCCAGATGATGAACTCCGCACACTCTCGGAGAAGCGGCGTCGCGTCCAGGCTCGCGACACCGCGCAGGCGCTGGCACGTCAGCGAGTCCTGCCCCACATCTATAATTTCCTCGCACTCGACGCGATGCAGCATTGGGCGCTTCGTCCACCGACCAGGCACCCATCGCAGCGCGTCCAGCATGCGCAGGCTCGCGTAATCGTAGCATTCCGTCCACTCGCCAACCGGCGGGACCGGCCGCCCGTCGCGGAGCCGGTCTCCGTTTGTGACAATCCATGCTAACAGTCTCATCCGTGCTCCTCCTGCGGCCCAGCCGCCGCGTTTGCCTTCCGCGCATCATTCGCGGCGCGCTCGAAAATGGCCGCGCATTCCGGCGTCGGGACCAGATCTTTGGCGTGGCACCCGCGCCCCATGCGGACCTCACAAAAGAAGCCGCATTCCCACGCGCCACCGTTTTTCCTCCTCCGCTCGCGGTCAAACCCTGGCGGCTCGGTCAGCGTCTGCGTTTCAATGAACATATCTAGCCCTCCTGCGGCTCAGCCGCTCTCGCCAGTTCGGCCGTTGCCTCCCGCACGGCGGCCCGGTCCGCGTCGCGCTGCGTCCAGGCTTCGACAAACGCCTTGATGCGCGCGGCCCATTCTGATTCGATTTCGCCGCGCCAGCATGAGCCGGACTGCATAATAGGCTCGTCATACATTAGGCACGTTTCGCCCTTGCGCCACCGGCAGATCGTGCATGTCAGGCCGAAAATCTCATGCCCGCGGCCGCCCGGCTCGCGGCCAGTCGCGCGGTAGTGGGCGCACGGGCCGCAGCACGAAACGGGCAGGTCGTAGGCCTCGCAATATCGGCCCGTGCGGTTCAGGCAGTTTGCGCACGCTGCATGTTCCCCGCTCATTTCACTCTCCTTTCATTTCCTTGATGTCAATCCGCCCGTCCGGGCTGTACCAGTACGCCGCGGGCATCGAGAACAGATCCCAGTGCGGGATCGCGTGGCTGCGCATGTACGATTTGTCCCAGAACGCCGCTGGCATCGGGACAACGACGCGCTCCGGCTCAGGCGCAGGCGCGAGAATGGCGTCCAGCATTGCGGACAGCACAAACATGTTTACGGCAATTGCCGCCGAGAGGCAGGCCAGCGCGAGCAGGTCGTGTATAACAACGCGCCACGATACGCGCGGCTTCGCCTCTGGCCCAGTCGTGGCCACCGTCGGTCTGAACCGGCTGCATCCGGACAGCTGGTCCAGCGGCAGCCGGTGCAACGCGCACCGGTCGCCGTCTGCCCATTGGCAAGCGCGGCAGTCAATGTTTCCGTTCTCCATCACCGAGCCCTCCTGCTGTTCGCAACGCCATCCTGCCCGCCGCGTCGCCGCCGGCCTCGGCCAAACGTGATCTTCTTGTCCTCGCCGGGCTTGGCGTATGCGCCCAGGCAGCCCCGGCGATACATGATTGCGCCGTCGGTCTCGTGGTCCACGCCTTCAACCGCGCAATCGACCTCCATCTCATCGGCCTCTGCGCAGATGCACTTTGCCACGAGTCGCCAGAACGCCGTCAGCTTGCCCTGCGCCCGCAGCCCGTCCACTACCGCGCCCGCGATGCCGCAGGCCTCGACCAGCTCGGCCGTGTCTTGTACGGTTTGCTCGCTCATGCGCTGGCCTCCCGTTGCGCTGCCTCGCGGGCCTCGATGCACGCTTCGCACACCTTGATGATCCCGGTCCCGTCAAGCTGGCGGTGAAACAGGTTGCACCAGATGGTATTCCCACATGCATCGACAAAATCGCAATCGGCACAAATGGGCTCCACTGGTATCTCAACGTTGATGTTGACCGTGATTGTGATTTCTGGCTCGCTCATCGCATTGACTCCCCGAGGAACTCGAGTTCCAGCGGTTTCAGACGGTCCAGTATCGCGCCAACCGCGAGCGTCTCGCCGCCCGTCTCGGCCGCCATGCACTGCGCCCAGGTCGTGGGGTATTTCCCGGCCCGCGCGCTGCCCGGGGTCGCCGGGTATTGACATGTGAGGATGGTCCTCAGGCTCGCCTTGGCCCGCGCGTCGAACAGGTCGTGCAGCTCCGCGAGACATGAGCGCCAAGGGAAGCTGACGAGATGCACGTCATCGAGTAGCAGCAGGCCCACCGTCCCGGCGGTTCGTGTGTGGCGCCGGTCCTTGGTCGCGTCCTGGATGACCCGATGCCCCGAGAACTGGGCGACGCTCAGACCCGCCGCCATGCCCCGGTTCAGCAGGCACAGGCCGAGGAACGATTTACCCGCGCCCTTCCTGCCGAAGAGGAACAGGTTCCGCTGCAGCCGGCCGTCCTGCCGCGTCGCCGCGTCCATGGCGGCATAATGCCGCTGGTCCCGGGCGTCCACCTGTCCAGCCCGCTCAAACGTCGCCACGCGCGATTCAGGCGGCAGCAGGCCCCGCTCGATGAGCAGCTCCCGCTGTGACCGCGCCCGGGACTCCGCAACGATGCGGTCGGATTCTGCCCGGGCAGCCTGCGCGCAGGCGTCGCAGACCGGGGACGTGATGACCACGCCGCAGACCTCGCCGAGCACGGGCTCAATGGGAGCCCCGCAGGCGTCGCACCTATGAGAAGCACAACTCCGGGTCGTTAGGATCGACTTCGCCAAATCGATGTTTCCCATTAGTACCTCCGTTCAGTTTCGTCTCTTTGTTTTCCTGGGCACGCGACAGCCAGGACGCAAGGAACCTCATCATGCCGCGAGCCGTCTTCCGCTTCGCCGGGTTTGCCACCAGCCATAGCCGCGCCTTGTCAAGTTCGAGCTCCAACCATGGCGGGTTCCTGAACGTGCGCCTGAACTCGGCGACCGCCGACTCAGTGAGCGTCCAGACCCCGGACTCGACCGGGAACGTCATGACTGGCTGGTCCTTCGGGTCCGGCGGACGAAGTCCGTCGGCAACCGGCTCCTGGACGCCGTCTGCGTCTGGACAGATTCCGTCCGTGTCTGGACAGATTCCGTCCGTGTCTGGACAGATTCCGTCCGTGTCTGTCCGGACAGATTCCGCCGTCGGATTTTGTCCGGCAGACGGAGTCGAATAGGTTGGGCTTGGCATGGTTGGGCATGGTAGGGTGGACAAAATCGGCTCTTGTCTGGACTGCGTCCGGTCGCTGTCGGATTCTGTCCGGACACTGTCCGGACATGTTCCGCCGTTGTCTGGACGCTGTCCGGATTCTGTCTGACTTTGTCCGGACACTGTCCGGACACGTTCCGCCGTTGTCTGGACTGCGTCCGCCGAGACGCAAACCGCGAACGATTCGCCCTTCCGCTTGAGCGCCTTGGCGACATACTCGGGTGCGTGGTCCGCCCAGTCGTGGAGCAGCAGCCTGTTTTCGGCGCATTGGTCCAACCACCTGGTTTCTACCAGCGCCGCGATGAACTCGCCCGGGTCGCCGGTCCAGCCGCAGCCCTCGGCAATGTCCGCGTCCGTCCACCTGCCGACGTCGCCGCGCCGGGCGTAGGACGCCGTGAAGTGCGTGAGCAGCTCCAGGTGCCCTACGGCCTGCGCGACGCATACGCCGAGTCGGCGGGCCAAGCCGCCGGTCTTCGGGTGTTGCGTGATGCCTATCTTCATGACTTCCTTTCTGACCTCCCGCCGGGCCGGGCCTGGGGATTATCAACACCGGCCCGGCGGGAACCGGCCCTCACATTGGGCCGGGCGTTCCAACCCTAAAACGGCATGTCGCCGTCGTCGTCATCGGTTGCGGGCCCGCCGCTGATGCCCGTTTCGCGCCGCGGTTTATCGTCACGGTCCGGCCATTCGAGGGTCTGCACCGAGCTGGCCGTGACCTTCGTCTTGCTACGCTTCTGGCCGGACTCGCGGTCCTCCCACGAGTCCTGACGCAGCTCGCCCGCGACGTATACCGCCGCGCCCTTCCGAAGCTGCGCGCCGCAGAACTCCGCCAGCTTGCCCCAGGCCGCGACGTCGATAAACGCGACCTGCTCGGTGTATTTCCCGTCCTCGCCTTTGCGCCGTTTGCTCACCGCCACGGAGAAGTCCGCGATGGCGGTCCCGCTCGGCAAGTACTTCAGTTCGGCGTCCCGGGTCAGGCGCCCGGCAAGGCGCACCTCGTTAATTTCCGGCAGCTTCAGATCAGACATGCTTGGTTCTCCATCCAGCGGACCGTTACGCCCGGGAACCGGGCAGCCATGGTGTCAGGGTTGTAGGGTTGCGGATTCGACCAGGCCGCGGCGGCAATGGTCTGTACCGAGTCATCGCCGAGCATCTCCTGAAGGTGAAGACGCCCGGAGTAGTCCAAGGCGTCGGCGTTGTCGATGATGAGCGGCGCGCCGGTCTCGCGGGCCAGGGCGTAGGCCAGCCCCGCCGCGACGCGCCACAGCTCGCCGCTGCTCGCCGCTTCGACGGGGATAGGGGTTCCGCCCGGGGCGCACAGTGTGAGCGCCGGTCCGGCCGCCTCAATGACGTAGCCGTCGGGTAGCGCCTCGTTGGCCAACCGCACCAGCGCCGGGGTCTCGGCGTGCGCCGCGACCTTGTCGAGAATCTGACCGTGGTAGAAGGCGTCTACCAGTGCGTCGAGTTCTGCCTCGATGCGCCGAGCCTCGTCAATCGCCGCGCGCAGCCGGCCGCATTCCGCCCAGCGGGTCACGCGGTCATGGGCCGCCCGGCAGGCGGCATCCAGCCGCCCGAGCTCCGCTTCGGCGCGTTCCAGGTCCGCGATTAGCGCTTCGCCTTCGCCGTGCCGGACCTCTGGCGCGGTCGCCCGTTCCAGCGCTTTGCGCAGCTCGACCACCGCCGCGTGCGCCGCCGCCGCCGCGCGCTCGGATTCGCTGCTGTCCCCGGCCGCCGCCCGCACTTGGTCCGCGCAATACTCCAGGAGCTCGCGGGCCTGCTGCTCGGCAACGTTCAAGATTCCGACCGACGCGGTCGTTGCGTTCAGGAGCTTCTCGCGGGCCGCCTTCGACCAAGCCCGGCCGCAGGTCGGGCACTCGGGGCAGTCGGCGCTCAGGGCGTCGAGTTGTTTCCGCTCGCGGGCCGCGTCCGCCGCCGCCGCCGCCGCCTTCGCCTTCGCGTCCGCCAGCTCGGACTCCGCCTCCTGTCGCGCGCACTCCGCGGCGTTCGCCTCGGCGATGGCGCTTTCGAGCGCCGCCTCTGCTTCGGTTAGCCGGTCGCGCAGCTCGCCCGGGCTGGGCTCGCCTTCGTGTGCCCGCAGTTCGCCGAGCGCCTGATTGAGCCCCGAGACAACCCGGCGCTGTTCGTCTACCTTCGCGCGCGCCGCCTGCTCCGCCTGTTCCGCCGCCTCGATGCTGCCCGCGAAGTCGCCGTAGTCCCCGAGGACCGCGGCGTTTGCCTTCGCTTCCTTCTTGACATCGCGCCGCCGGTTGTACGCTGTCAGGCCCAGGCGTTCCCAGCCCTGGCGGTCTTGCAGCCGGTCCATGATGAACCCGAGGGACTGGGCCCGGTCCGCAAGCCCGCGCACCCCGGGCCATTCCCGTTCGACCGCGTCGAGCCCGAACAGAGTCTCGCTCTGTTCGCACAGCAGCCCGGACAGTAGCCCAAGACTGGACCCCGTGAGCGTCGCCGCCATGTAGGCGCGTTCCATGTTGTCGCCCCAGAACTTTGCCGGGGACTCCCAGATTTCGCCCGTGCCAAGGTCTACCATGGACCACTTGACTTTGCCGCCCTCGATGCGGGCCTCGCCGCGAAGGTTGTCGTTGCCGCGCCGCCACTCGGTAAACACCTCGGACCACTCGCCCTGTTGCCCGTGGACCCGGTCGGGGTGCGGGACTTTGCCGCGGGCGTCGGTCCAGGCGCACCGGCCAAACAGGGCCAGCCGGACGCATTCGAGCACCGTCGATTTGCCCGTGCCGTTGTGGCCGAGCAGAAATAGACTCCGGCCGCTAACGTCGATGAGCTCATCATCGACGCACCGCACGTTGCGGATTTGGATTGAGTGTAGTCGCATCAGAACGGCGCCTCCGTCCCGGCCGCCGCCGGTTCGCGTTGTTCCGCCCAGTCCCGGAGCTGCACCGGCACGCGGGCGAGTGCATCGAGCGCCATGGTTTTCGTGCTCGCGCCGCCCAACACCTCGGCGCTGAACTGGCGCATCTCCTCGTTGCTCAGGTTCAGGTTCGCCTGCGCCGCGCGGATGACGCTCTGCAGGCGGCTCCGCTCTGCGGCGTCGGGGTTGGCGGCAGGCTTCGTCTTTCCGTTGCCGCCGTTGCCGGCCGACGCGGCGGGTTTCGCCGCGCCGTTGCCGCCGCCGTCCTGGTCGCGGTCCTGTTCCCACCGGTCGTCGTATCCCATGTAGATCGTGCTCGCGATGCCGAACCGGCTTAGCGCCTTGCTGATAGCGTGCGTCCGGCATTTCATCGCCGCGTTTTCGTCTCGCTTCCATCCATTGATGACCGGGTGCGAATACGGCGTCTCGCCCGCCTTCGCGTATTTCGACTTCTGCCAGATGGGCCACTGCGCTTCCTCTTCAATGGCCTGGTCTCTGGACTCGACCCAGACCCGAGCTAGCACCCGGCAGAATCCGGACTGCTCGTCAAACTGCGCCGGGCCAGCCTCCCAGCCCCAACCGGAACCCGCGCGGCCCCAGAGTTCCGTTGCGCACCGAATCATCCAGAGCGCCTTGACCGGCGTCCCGCCGCCCTCGGGCAGGGGTTTTCCGAGCGCCCACTCAGGCGGGTCCGCGAACTGTTTCCAGACGCCAAGGTTGTTTGTCGATTGTTCCGTCATGCTTCCTCCGCTTCAAAGGCCCAGCGGTCGCTATCCCGCGGGTCCGGTTCCTCGTCCTCGGTTTCCTCCGGCTGCGCCAACAGGTAGCGCAACCGATCAAGTGCAATGTGGATGTCCATCGCCGCTACTCGCCGATGGCGTGCATGTCAAGCGCCGCCTGCAGATAGCCCGCGATGTAGCCGTCGCGCTCGACGCTCTCGGCGAAGCTGTGCAGGTCGCAGTCGGTGTCGATTCGCTCGTGAAGCAGGTGGCGGATTCCGTGGGCCGTGTAGCCCAGCTTGACCAGGCGCCGCAGACTGTCGCGCGCCTCGGTCAGGGTTGCTTCGATGGTGAGTGGCATGGTAAGATCCTTTCGGTTTTGGTTCTGATTCCGTCGATGTTTCGTCTTGGCCCCGCCGTTTCGCCGCGGCGGGGCTCTCCTTTTACGCCCTGGCCCGCGCCCTGGCGAGCTGGTCGTTCGCCGCCGACAGCGCCAGGCGCTCAACAAACTCCTCTTTCCTCTGCGCGTCCCGGTCGAACTCGACCACGTCGCGTTGCGCGTCCGCCCGGCTTTCGCGCTGGGGCCCCGTCCAGACGATGCGTCCGCCGATGACCGACTCTCCGACCCATTTTCCGTAGGCATAACTGGTTCTGATTCCGTGTTTCACTCGTTGATCTCCTGTGTGTTTCGCCTCAGTTTTGGCAGCCCAGGCTCTCTACGCTCGTGCCCATCACGCGGGCAATCGCCTTGAGCGTATCCGGTCCGGCCGCCTTGCCTCGCTCGATCGTCGCGACGGTATACCGCGAGACACCGCATTGCTCGGCGAACTCGCGCTGGTTCAGCCCGCGCTCGCACCGCCACCCGCGGACGCGGCTTCCGACGGTCCCAATTGCCTGTTTCACTTGATACTCCTTTCCGCCGCTCGCGCGGACGTCTGTCCGGATGATAGCACAACACAGCCGGTTTGTCAAGCCTTATTCCGCTGGTCCGCCAAGCGAATCGAGGATCGCGTCCCGATCCTCGTCGGACTGGGCCGCCCGGAACTGGTCAAGCGCGTCGGCGAAGCCCTGGGCGACTAGGCCGTTGCTCAGGCGCACCGCAACGTTGCCGCATACGCGGCCCGATATGAGCGCCCAGAGCATGTTCTCTAGGCCGGCGGGGAGCTGGTCTCGCGACTCCATGAGCGCCTGCATGATTTGCTCGGATTCGGCGCGGGAGAACTCCGCCCGCGCCTCCGCGCGCAGCAGGTCGGTCAGAACGTGGTAGCGCTGGAGCATGCGTTTCGCTACCGCGTTGCGGGACTCGCCCGGGCGCCTGCGCCGGTCCACGGCGGCCGCAAGCTCTGCGTCGGGGCGGATTTGGATTGGGGATGTTTGTTTTTTCATGTCGCGTCCTCGTATTTTGCGCCGCTTACTCGCCACCGTCCACTTCGACCGCGTCGAACCAATCGGCCTCGACGGTGATATGTTCCGGATGTCCGCTCAGTGCATAGTAGCCGTCAACCTCGAAGTTCGGGGCCTGGCCCCGCTCGACATGGTCAGTCCAGGCTGTCACTGCGTTCTCGATCCAGCCCTCGACGTGTTCGCCAAGCCGGTCGCCGCCGACCGCCGCAAGCTCCGCCTGTAGCTGGCCGATGCCGTCTTGGTTCATCTGATAGATCGTCATATCCGTTCTCCCTGCGGCTCGCGCCGCTTAGCTTGCCGCCACCTCGATCATATGCACCTGGTCCAGAGCCCGGAAAATCCCGTCGCTCTCGCACAGGTCCACGTCGAGATCCCAGAGCGCCTCGACGTCCGTGCTCCAGAGCCGGGCCGACAGGTCCGCCCGGTCCACCGTCAGCAGATAGGCGCGCCCGCGATCCTCGTCCACCGCGGCGAACCGGCAATGGACACCGTCGGTCTGGTATTCCGCCGTCCACTCCAGGCCGTCAACCTCTGCGCTACGCAGCAGGTCCCCGAACCGTCCCACCATCTCGCTCAGTGTGATCATCTCTCGTTCTCCTTGCGGCTCGCGCCGCGTTACCCGACCAGAACCGTTTCGACCAATTGCCGCCGCCACCAAAGATGTGCAGCGCTTCCGTAATGGCCGGTCAGCCGCCACTCCCCTAGAAGTTCCTCGAAGAACTCTCCCGGCTCGCGTCCGCTGCCGGCGTAGGGGATGCGATCCTGCGCATAGTCGTCGGCCCCGACCGTTGACGGATGGATTCGGCGCAGGTCTCGCAGGTCATCAACCGTCATACCTGGCCGGTAGCACCGGCGCGCGACGTCGATAGCCGTTTCCTCGGCGCCGATCAGCGCGCTTCCCGCCGCCGTCAAAAACTCCCCACAGCTGCAGTTCTCGGCCAGGTTCGCGATCTGCGCCTTACACTCGTCAACGTACTCGCTCAATGCGTCCGTCATCTCTCAATCTCCATGCGGCTCTCGCCGCGTCTCGCGCCGGGCTCCATGCCCGCCGCTTACTATCTAGAGTATGCCATAATATCGCCGCGTAGTCAAGCCTGATATGAGCGAAAATGCCCCATTTTTAGGGGGTTTGCGAATTTCTTTTGCGCGGGCTCGATTTCTGTGTGCGGCTAGGCTCGATGATTGTGTAATCGCGCTTACA